GTATCCTGGAAATCTTTAAATGACTTTTTGCTAAAAATTAATTTATCTTTTTTCGCTTCAAACTGCCGCGGCCTCCACAGGATGAAGACGGGTTCACACCTGTATATTCTTTCAATTCCGCATCTCCACAATTCAACGATTTTTCTTCAGACCTGTTAAAAAATAAGTCAGTATTTGAAAACGCTGCACTATTAAAGGTTTTCTGTTTACAATGTGATTTATTTTCACTGGGCAAAATAAAAGTATTTCAAAACGGCGTTGAACTTGAAGGCGACCCCGTCGCTGAATTACTTAATCAGCCAAACCCGATACAGACAGGGCCACAGTTATTGTGGGATTATATGTTTCATTTAATGAAGGGCAACGCTTATGCCTATGTAGATAGTAGCATTGCTGGGATTGAAAATAAAATATATTTTTTAGAGGCTTCAAAAATGGAATGGCCGCGGCAGTTTGAAGCGAAAAAAGATAAATTAATTTTTAGCAAAAAGTCATTTAAAGATTTCCAGGATACCAGCATTATTTACCGATATGAAGACGGTACCTCAATTACAATACCGTTATCAAAAATTATCTGTATTCCTGATCTTACCAATGGTACCGGGAACTGGTATAAAGGCAACAGCAGGATTGACGGCCTAAAAAAGATTATCAGCAATTCAGAGGCGGCACTCGATGCAATCAACATTAATACCCGTTATACCGGTAAGTTTTTAATTGCCGGGCAACAGGATCCGAAGGACGTTTCAAAGCTGCCAATGTCGCAAACTGAAAAAGATGATATTGAACGCAAGGCCAACGGGCCAAAGCAGGTACACGCTGTAAAATCAATGATTGACATTAAAAGGTTCGTGGAAAATATTGCGAATTTAAAATTAGACGAATCATTCAGGACGGCGTACTTTCTTATAGGCTCAATGTACGGCGTGCCTAAAGATGTACTGGAGGCATACTTACAGGGTAGCACATTTGATAACCAGGAAAAAGCAACTGCAAAGCACATAGCATATACGATGCAGCCGAAAGGCGACGCGTTTATGGATGCTTTAGAAAAACTTTTTGGATATAGTGAACAAGGAAAGCAGATTAAAATAACGTGGGATTACCTTCCTTTTATGCAGGTTTTTGAAAAGGAAAAGGCAGGCGTAAAAAATACTCAAATACAAACAATGGCAGCCATGATAAAGCTGGGTATTGATTTAAAAGAGATCAACGACTTTTTAGGAACTAATTTTACAAAAGCAAATTATGAGCAGCAAAAAGTTAACGGCTGAAGAGATTAAAAAAATTCAGTCTGATAAGGAAAAAGTTATTAAGTCTAATAAACCGGTAAAAAAATGATACAGATACCTAATTTTACTGATAAAGGTCAGTTATTTGACTGGTTGATTGAAAACAAATCAACATTAACGGCGCAAAAGAAAAGTGCTGTTAAGTATGCCGATGCAATAAGCTACCATGCACCGCTTGTAAACGAAAAAGGTGAGGCGTGCAAATCAACAAATGAAGTACCGGCAACGGCTACTAAAATAAAAGTGCGTTCTATTATCAATACAACGAAGCTGATGGACAGCCATTCAGACGTACACATAGACCAGTTGTGGAATAAAAGTCTAAAAGAAAATAAAGACAATTATTTGTGCAATCAGCATGACTTTTCTTTTGAGGGTATTATTTCAGATAATGTAAAAGCCTTTGTAAAGCAAATGACCTGGCAGGAATTAGGGTATAATTTTGAAGGTACCACTCAGGCCCTGGTATTTGATAGCGTTATTGATAAGGCTGATAACCCAATGATGTTTGAAAAGTACCGGCAGGGTAAGGTTAAAAACCATTCTGTTGGTATGAGGTATATCTCTTTAAAATTAGCGGTTAATGATGACCGTTACGAAGCTGAAAAGGCAACATGGGATAAATATATTGATATGGTTGCTAACAAAGAAGAAGCAGAAGAACAAGGTTATTTTTGGGCGGTAACTGAGGCAAAGTTAATAGAGGGAAGCCCGGTAATTAAAGGCAGTAATTATGCCACCCCAACGCAAAGAGTAGAAGAAACAAAGGAGGCCGTCACTGACACCCCCGAAAACATAGAGCCGGTGCAAACCACTCAACCGAAATCAATTTTTTCAAATCTAAAATTACAAAAATGAAAATTCAATTAAAAACAGATGGTTTAACTGATGAGGCTTTAAAATTTGCCCAATCATTCAACGAAGCCATGAAGGATATGCCAGAGGGCATAACAAAAGAAGAAATGAACGCTGCAATCGAAGCGTTTAAAATTGCCAATCCTGCACCAACGCCGGAAATCAGCAAGGCTGCATTTGATGAACTGAAAGAAACTGTAAACCAGTTAAAAGAATCAGGCAACAACAACCCTGCAACAGTAACCTTAGACAAGGCTATTGAAAACGAAATGGAAGCCATTAAGGCTGCCGGTTCAAACCGCAAAACGCATGAATTTGTTGTTAAGGCTGACACCCTGCGTGCTTCAGTTGTTGGCAACCCCGCCGCTTTGGATTTGATGGATATCGGACAGCTTGCAACCCGTAAACTGACCATGTACGATATTTTCCCAAAAGTGCCGGTAGGTAAAGATCAAAACGGCGTTGTAAGGTACACCGATTGGGATGCCGATACAACCGTTCGCGCTGCTGCTGCCGTTGCTGAAGGTGATGTATTTCCTGAGTCAACTGCAAAATGGGCAACCTACACACTGGAATTAAAAAAGGTTGGTGACAGCGTTCCCGTTTCTGAAGAATTACTTTATGATGCCCCGCGTTTTGCGGCTGAATTAAAGTCTTTCCTGGAAACAAGTGTAAACGTAATCATTGACACCGCTTTAGTTTCCGGTGCAGGTACTACCGTTTATGTAGCTGGTATCAAATCACAGATACCTAATTACACACCGGTTGCCGCTGGTATCGTTGATGCAAACATTTACGACCTGTTGGTTAAGGTAAGGGAAACAATCACAGCTTCCTACGGCTCGAAATATAGCCCTAATGTTGCTTTGATGAACATTACCGACATCAACCGCATGAAGCTTAAAAAAGACTCAAGCAACAACTACATTATGCCTCCGTTCGTTGATCGTAACGGTGCGCAGGTTGATGGAATGTTGGTTATGGAGTGCAACGCTTTTGCAGCTAACACAATGGCAGTAGGTGACACCCGCTTTGGTAAAATCTATGAAGAACCAGGTATTTATGTTGCAACCGGTTACGACGGTAACGATTGGAGTTACGATATGCAGACAATGAAGGCTCGCAAACGCCTGAACCTGCTTATCCGCACTGTTGATCAGACCGGCTGGCTGGAAGTAACTGATATTGATGCAGCAATTGCAACAATAGGAACCCTTTAATCTTTAAACTATGGCAAAAAGTAAACCAATAACAGTCGTATTACTTCAGGATTTTGCCGGTAAATCTACCGGTGAAACCCTAACATTGGGCGCGGAAATCGCAGTAAGCGTTGTTAGACGTGGCATTGCTAAGTATGAAGAGGCAAAGGCAATTAAAGAAATAAAATTAAAAACAACAAAAAAGAAAAAAGATGAAAAAAATAATGATCTTACTGCTGATTAGCATTTCAGCAGCATTTTCCACACAGGCGCAATCCGCTTACAGTTTCAGCCAAACTGCCAGCAACCCCACCGGGGCCATTACAAATACCAGCGTTGATACAATGACTTACACGTTAAGCCGTTCTTATCCGCTGATAAGTATTCAGCCGGTAGTAACTAAAGCATCAGGCACGATGGCGGGATGGGCAGTACTTGATTATTCAGTTAATGGCATTAACTGGTATGTAGGTACTGACACCGTATCTTTGAGTAACGTAACCACCAATACAGGGGTTATTACTAAGCAGATAGCAGCCCGTTATTTAAGATTAAGAGTGGGAGGTGCAACGACAGTTACAGGCACCTGCACGGCTAAAGTTTCAGGCGTACAATAAAAAAGCAATCATGGCAACCATTGACAGTACATATTTTTTTGGTGAGTTAAGTCTGGCATTCCCTGACACTCCCGCCGGGTCCGCTAATCTGCAACAAGTAATTGACAGCAGGGAAGCGGAACTATTGCAACGGCTTATGGGTTATGAGTTATACTCTGCATACATTGCAGGGATAGCCGTAACACCAACGCCGCTGGCAAAATGGACTGATCTAAGAAATGGTAAAGAATATTCCACCAGTAGCGGAGTTCTGGCCAAATGGCCGGGGCTTCGTTTTACTGTTGGTACTTCTAAAAAGTCATTGATTGCAAACTTTGTGTATTATAATTACCTGGCTGATAACTACACTTTTACAACGGGGGCGAGTGAAAAGAAAACCGATGCAGCCGTTAACGCAAACCCTGAAAATAAAATGATCAGGGCGTGGAATGAAATGGTAC